GTATTGAAAATCAGCCTGTCCGTTACTGTTCATTTCTCGTGTGCCTTTCTTAGTATTGCATTAGCAAAATCAAACAAATCACCTGTTTCGTAATAAATTGTTTTTATTTCCTCATTGGTTAATGTCTTTGCTGGATGGGTGTAAAGTGGTTCATAAGCAAAATAGTCAGGGTCATTGGGCGCACCTGTTGCATCGTATCCATCGCCATATTGCCATTCTTCTTTTTCGTCCCATTTAAATCTATGGGCTACAGGTTCATATATTGGTCTTATAAACTGCCCAATATCTGACTGTAAATTGTTTGCGTCAATAATTTGCTTTAGAATTGCTATTTCTTTGGCTTGTTGGCGTAGCAAATCAGGTATTTCATGTACAAGCCTGTCGTATTCTTCGCCTACAAACATTTTTTGTAATTCATCTGCTAGTTGATATGCGTTCATTTTTTACTCGATTTTTTTATTTTTATTGCACATTGTTTGCAACGGCTAATATAACCATTACGATTTTTTCGTTTATAAAATAGAAATTCCATTTTTACTACACGGCACACAGAACATTGTTTATATCCTTTTTGAATATGGGGGCGCTTATACCCCCACCGTGATTCATCCCAACCAGCCTTGATGCGATATTCAAGCGTAGTAGGTGGTATGCCAAGTTCTTTTGCTTTTGCTCGTATATTCATGTAATAAGTTGCGCAATAAATCGCCCAAGCCAAATTTGAAACCGATTGTATGGGCATGATACGGGTACTAATCCATAAGTATCCACCGTTCGATAAAAACGAGTTTGCCCATGCCAACCACTACCAATTAATGTTGTTCCCTTTCGTTCTTCAAAGCGAATCATAGTAGCTCCTTTAATAAAATGTACTTAGCCCACGTTTTACCGCCCCGTGTATCTTTTGTAACAAAAAATTCATAGCCTTCTTTTCTTAAATCATAAATAACAGAAGCTAACCGTGTGATACGATGGTAGCGTATAGCTTCCCATGAAGTGATGGATTTATTTTTCTTTAAATATTCTAAAACTAGTGCCTTTTGTGTAATTTGCATTTTAAATTCCCGTAAAGTAAACCGCTATAAAATAGCCTATGGCTATACCAAATACCACTACTACGATGTAATCACCAATCGTTGATTTCATCTTTCCTTCTCCACAATTTCTACATCGGTAAGTTTTTTAGTATGTTCATCAAATGTAAACTTTACGTTACAATGTGGCTTTTGATATTCATCTTGTGCAGAATTGCCATTTAGCCAAACATCCATATAACGAACGGATGATGTAGTTGGTTCTTCTTCAACGGTAATACGATATTTTTTATCGTACCTATCTACAACCGTAATGGTTTTTTTGGTTGATACAAATGAACCATTTTCATCTAAATCCCATTGCATCTTTCCTACTTTATGCAACATGCTATCGTGGTCGTTTTCTTTAAGGCATTTAGATATGGTACTAGCTATGTAATCACAATATGCGTACATAATAAGCCCCCGTAGGGGCATCCTTTCTTTAGTTAGTTAAACCCTTGCACCAAGCGCATGGACACTTGCTTGCATACTTTACTTGTTCACGAATTTCTGTAATGTTTCTAAGAAGCCCCATGCAATGACTTGCTTTGTGTTCATCTTCATGTGGTTCAAATGCCCATCCCTGATTAAGCCAAACAAATAGTTCATTGGGAGCATCAACAATAATTTCGTTTACTTTCTTTTTTAAATCTTTAGGTATGTTTAAATTCATGGCAAACTCCTTAAATAATAAATTTGTAAACAATGTATGCAATGGTTGAATACATTGCAACATCAATAATAAAAAACACAGGGAAATAGTGTTTACGAATATATGATGAGTACATAAAAAGCTCCTTATCTAGTAGTGGTTTTGATAGAAATAACTGCCGTGGTTTTTGTATATAAATCGATTTCTGCTTGTGTAATTCCTAAATCCCTAACAAGTGATTTGTAATCAACTACCGTGCGGTTTTGTTCAATAACCGTAGCTTTGAACAAGCAACCATCAAACACTTTTGGCGCATCAATGGTTGCCGTAGCGGTATCTTTTAAAGCATCCTTGATAGCATCGGCTTGTCTAGTTAAATCCGCAATTTCCGCTAACAATGTACCCAAGGTATCGATGGATAGGGATGTTACATTTAGTGGTGCATTCATTTACTTCTCCTTTATCTAAAAAACGGTCAATCACCGTATTTACAACTCTACACACAATTATCCACTTGTGCAATATATTTTTATTAGGACAAACCCTAATTATTCGTAATTGTTTTTAAGTTGCCAAAAACGTAACAAGCTACTAAACATTGCCCATCCCCTATCCAAATCTTCTTGCGTCCATTCCACAATCTTTACTTGTACGGGTTCTTGTACGCTTACAAATACGTTAGCGCACCTAGCTTTTGGTAAGTTAAAGCCGTGGCGATAGGCTGCAAGTTGCATTAGATGGTCATCGTATGCAATTACCTTGGATGGGTCGGTAAATTCCTTGGTTTTTACATCGGCTACGATGCCGTTGCCCATCATATCAAGTAGGTCGCACTTACCCCCAAAGCCTAGGTTACTAGCAAAGCTTTTTTCGCATTCCCAAGGGCGTTCACCAAAGTATTCGTTTAGTGCCTTTTTAGTAGCTTCCGCATGGTAAGGGTGTTCGATGTTAGTTGTGCCTTCGTAGAATCCTTGAATACTGGCGTGGATTGCCGTTCCACGTTGGGCTGCCATCCTTCCAGTTTCCTTTGAATCGATAATAATGCGTTCAATGTATTGTTCTTCGGTTTCTCCCTCTACCCTTGGTAGGGTTAGGGTTGCCAACATCATTTGTTGCATCTTCCATACTTCTAAGCCAGGGCTTGCTGCCATACGAATAATGCCCGATACACTTGGCACTAAATTTAACGACCTAGCATCACGCAAAGTTGTATTGCGTTCCTTACCGTTTTTGCCAATAATCGTATAGGTTGGTTTACCATCACGGCTATACCAATGCCCAGCTTCTTTAGTTCTTTCGTTATCTTTAGCTATCATTTTGTTCCCTTGTTTTCATCATTGCATCAGCAATCACATAAGCCATGCGTGATAATGCGGTTTCATTTGCTTCTTTGTTAAATTCCGCTACATCAAAAACTGCTTGATTTACAGTTGGATTAATAATTAATGCTGGCAAAACTTGTGCTGCAAAGTAATCCCTTAAATCCATGCCTTGATGTGGGGCATCCCATGAATTTAATGGTTTTGTTGGAAATGCTTTCATACTATTTCTCCACAAAATTGGGTTGCCTTTTTAGGGTCGCCCTTACAAAAAACCAAAACATTTTGATGCGTTTTGGCAAACTTTCTACTAGCGTTAAATTGCGCCGTAACACGCATTGATGCACTACCTACGGAATTAACAAGGATAGCTTCGTTGTATAACTTAGCCCCCGCCATTTCAAATGCATTAATTGTTTTACTAACAAAGTTGCGATAGTAGCCCTTCTTATCCCGATAATCACCTACCACAAAACAAGCAAAACGATTGTTCTTTAACTTACCAACCGCTAAACCTATGATTTCTTCATAAGCTACTAAAAAATCATCATGTTCCATTTGTGATAAATCGTTAGGATCATCGCTATATACTTCTAAATCACCGTATGGTGGGCATGAAAACACCAAATCGGCTTCGGGTGCAAACGGCAGCAAATCACGGCTATCACCGCAATACCATTCAATATCGGCTTCGGGAATGATTTCTTTGTATTGCGCATGGTTAGCTTCGATTTGTTCTTTACGCAAATCAATTCCATAATACTTGCGCCCCAAAGCACCGCATACTATTCCCCGCACGCTTCCACCCGCAAACGGGTCGATAACTTGCCCACCTTTACCACAAAACCAACGGTAAACAAGTTCGCATAACACCGCATCGAATACACTTGTTTGTGCTTCCAAGCCATCATCGGTAGTCATGTTTAAGCCCGTGCCAAAGGTTTTGCCAAATTTGGATTTTTCTTTATTTCTAAAATTATCAAAAATCATAGAACCGCTAAAACCAAGTAGGGCATCACCCCTACCTAGTTCGCTTTTAATGCCCATAGAAAGCCATGTACGCCTACGTTCTTGCCATTCCCCCTGCCTAGTATCTAAGATGCTAAACGGGGGAAATACAAAGCGTTCTTGTATGATTCCTTGTTTTGGTTTAATGGGGTCGCCAAACAAATCAACCCCATGCAGATTAAATTCTGCCATTATGCAACCCTTATAAATTCTAAAGTTTTGTTTTCTTTGTTCACATGGGAATGATAGGATTCTATACCCCACAATTTTTGTGCGTAAGCCGATGCCGTGCTTTGCAAATCATTAGATTTAAAATCTTCAAATGGGATTAATACCGCTTTCCCTATATCAAGGGAATCTAAATACATACGAACGTGCTTGGTTAAAGCACCGTATGGATATTTATTTAGGCGCTTCTTTTTGCCCTTTTTATCCAATTGCCCATATTCATTACCATCCACATCGATGATTAGGTATTGGCATTGTAATTCTTTTAAAAATTGCAATGCATTGTTAAATGCTTTTTTTTGAACTTCTATCATGTAAATTCTCCTTAGAATGGGATGTCGTCGTCAATATCTTTGATTGATTTTGGAAAACCATCATCAACTTGTTTTGATGGCGATGTACTTGTAACCTTTTTGTATTCTGGTGATTCCATAATTTTTTTCTTTAAACCATCCGATAACTTTGCAAACTTTGCACTATCAAAATCATCAAGGCTAAAAATAAAAGTAGGATTAATACTTTCGGGCAAACCATTTTTCTTAATAAGCGATGGTACTGGCGAAACCGATTTTACGTTTGCATACGTTTTACCACCCGTACCCGTATCATGGCTAACAGACACCATGCAATATTGGTTAAGGATATTTTCTAGGTTAAAGCCAGCTAGTTCATCCAATGTAAAAGCACGCCCACGCCATGATTCTAAATGCGCCCGTAAGGTAGCTTTTTCGGATAAGGATAGGGTGTAATTAGAAGATACAACCAATGGCTTGCCATCATCCGTTGTAAGCGGTTTGCCTTCATCATCTTCGCCATGAAGTTCCCATGTAATAAGAATCTTGCGAAGTTCGTTTTCATACTTGTTTTTATGTGAACCCATATCTACGATTCGATAGCATCGTGCAACATGGTTTCCTGCGGGTGGTAGTTGAAAATCAGAACCACCGCTTGCGGTTGCGATAATTGCCATATTATTTTTTCCTAATTGATAAGTTGTTTAAGTTTTTAAATACATCACCAAAATGTGCATCGATTGCATCCGATATTTCTTGGCTAGGGGATGGGGATTTCAAACCACATTCAAAACGGATAATGTCAAAATCTTCCGATGTACCTTGACCTAATTCCGCCCGTTCAATAGCTTCTTCTAAACGCCGTTGGCGTTCATCAAACATTGATTCCAATTCACTTGATTCTTCTTGCGTCATAATTAACTCCTAAAAAATAGCAAAATTGCTATATAATCAATATACCATAATATTTTTACACATGGCAATACATTTATAACAATATTTTTATTTATTTTTGTTTTTTTTAATCACGGGAATGTGATATAGTTTTCAACATGGAGGAATATATGAAGGATATGAAATTAGTTTTACAAGCAGAATTTGGTACGTTAGATAAGCTTGCCAAGCAATTAAATGTTAAGAATACGGCAGTTTATAATTGGATTTCCCGCAATCAAATTCCAATTAAACATTTAAAGAAAATAGCGGACTTATCCCAAGGTAGGCTTACTAAAGCCATGATGCGCCCTGATTTATTTAATAACTAATGGATGGCTTAATGCATTACTACAAATTCAACATTGCAGATTGGCATTTAGCAACTAGCCATCTATCGTTAGAAGAAGAAGCCATTTATTTTAAATTGGTTAATTTTTACTATGATACAGAATCGCCTATCCCATTAGAAACCCAGTCGGTTATTAGACGGTTACGTTTGGGTATGCACTCGGATAGCGTTCGGTTAGTGCTTGAAGAATTTTTTATAAAAACGGAAAATGGTTACATACATGACCGTTGTGATATGGAGATAAAAAAGTATCACAAAAAGGCAGATATCAACAAAATGGTTGGAAAACTTGGCGGAAGACCTAAGAAAATCAATGACTTGCAAAATAACCCACAAGAAACCCAGATGGTTTCTAAAAATAACCCACAAGAAACCCTAACCACTAACCAGAAACCAGTAAATAATATATATTCTCCGAACTTCGAATTATTTTGGAATGCTTACCCTGAAAAAAAGGGTAAGGGTGGTGCATGGGCATCTTGGAAAAAAATAAATCCAAATGAAGAACTACTTGGCAAAATTTTAAAGTCGATTGATTTTTATAAAGAATCAAAACGGGTGAAGGATGGTTTCATTAAAAACCCACAAACGTGGTTAAACCAAAGATGTTGGGAAGATGAAGATGCCAATTTTGTTGACAAATCAAATTTAGCACCAGAATGGAGGGTGTAATGCGTGGTCATCAATGCGTAATAAACCTTCGTAAAGGCGGTAAAAAGCCCCGTGGCTTGTTTTTTTTCTTAGGCGTGTACCCTTACCCTACCAATGAGCATTTAGACGTTGAGAATAGCGTTTTAAACAATTTTTTACCCGAAGTATGGGTTGAAGATTCCGACCCTAACAAGGTTGATTTAACTTTTGTAAAAAATTTGCGTGTGCATCTTATTGATTATGGTGGAAAAAGTAGTATAGAACAATACACAAATTGGTGGATTGCGTTGATAAAAGCCGAACCTAACCTTTTGATGGGTGTTGATTGGGATAATGAATTTAATATTTGGAGAAAAGAAGATGTCGTATCTTGAGGCGTTGCGGATGCAACAAGAAGCAAGCATTATTGAATCGGATGATATTGATTTTAATGCATATTTGGTGGAAACAGAACCTAAGCGTAAGGTTAAAGAAAAAAGCTATTACGAAAAGGAAGTTGTAAGTTATTTTGAAGGCAATTTAATCAATAAAGGTAGCCATATTCCATACGATGTTATGGGTTACAAAATTGGTTTGCGACCTTCCGAAGTATCCGTTTGGGCGGGAATTAACGGGCATGGTAAATCATTGATGATTGGGCATGTTGTTTTGGAATTATTAAAGCAGGGGCAAAAATGTTTAATTGCATCTTTTGAAATGAAACCCGAAATTACATTGGCACGCATGGCACGCCAAGCTACGGGCATGAAAATTCCAACCATTGAAGCATTAGGAAGATTTAATGATTGGAAGAAAAACCATTTGTACTTGTTAGAACATCACGGAATGATTGATGTTGAAACCATTTTAGGTGTGTGTATGTATGCATCAAAAGCGTTAGGTGTACAACATATCGTAATCGATAGCTTGATGAAGTGTGTGCGTGGAGAAGATGATTACAACGGGCAAAAGGATTTTGTAAACGCCCTATGTGGGATTGCCCTACAAACGGGGTTACATATTCATTTAATCCATCACGTTCGCAAAGGTTCGGATGAAAAGCAAGTATCAAATAAATTTGATTTGAAGGGTTCTGGTAGTGTTACAGACCAAGTGGATAACGTATTTATTATTTGGCGCAATAAGGCTAAATCATTGGAACGGCAACAAAATGGCATAACCGATGAAAGCATTCCCGATGCATTGTTATGTTGCGAAAAGCAACGTAATGGTGAATGGGAAGGGCGGATTCCATTATGGTTTGATGAAAATAGCCAACAATATACCGATGAAATGAAAAAGAATATTCGTAGTTATTTATAAGGAGGAAGTATGGTACGCAAAGCAACTAAGCAAGAAAAAGATTTGTATTTGGGCAATCAAGAAATTGAACCAGAACGCATCGATGCGGAAATCGCAAAGGTTCGTGAGGGTAGGGATGCACCACTTACGGAACAAATTTTTGGTGAAACAAAAGCCTATATGGGCGATGCAAAACAAGCATTGTTTATTAAGGATGGTGATATCCGCACGGATGATGACCCATTGATGGAATTTATTGAACTTTATCAACCCGCCGTGATGGTTGATAGGCAAAAGTTTTACCGCAGGTTACTTGAAATATTGGAGGGTTGGAAATGATTAAACATCCTATTAAACAAAGGCTTGATGAATTGGCAAATGGTGAAGTTTTTAGGATTGTACCAATGGCAATGGTTTATGAATG